GAACTAAATCATGTCCATTTCATTTAGATCGCCGTCCGACATTGCCCGAGAGACAGGAATAAATATGTTGGTCTACGGGCAGCCCGGATCCGGCAAAACTCGGCTGTGCGCATCAGGCGCAGAGCCAACGTTGATTATCTCCAACGAGGCGGGGCTGCTGTCGATAGCCAATACCACCGCCAACATCAAAGTGTACGAGGTGAAAAGCCTCGAACAACTGGGTGCGATTTACCAGCACCTTATCGACGGCACGAAGTTTGGGCTTGTCTGCATCGATTCCATTTCCGAAGTTGCGGAAACAGTGTTGCAAGAAGAGATGCGAGCAACCAAGCATGCGTTGAAAGCGTACGGCGAAATGGCGAACAAGGTTACAGCACTAATTCGCTCGTTTCGAGATCTTGCAGCGTACGACGTGCTGATGACGGCCAAGGTTGAGCGAGTACAAGACGATAACAACCGTCTTCTGTACAGCCCGTCGACTCCCGGCACCAAGTTGGGAGCAGGCATGCCCTACTTTTTCGACATCGTTGCTGCTATGCGAATCGATAAAGACTCCGAGGGCAACGTCAACCATTGGCTGCAATGCAGGGGTGATGGCCAATACCTTGCGAAAGACCGTACCGGGCTACTCGATCATTTCGAGGTGCCCAATCTCGCCAAGATCAAAGAAAAGATTCTTGGTCCACAAACCACTGTTAAGGCGGCTTGAGCCGCAAGGAGTACGCGTATGCCTGATTTAGGCAAATTTGAGATGTTACCGGACGAATTCGCTCCGGTGCCAGATGGCTGGTACGAGGTAGAGGTCGAAAAGATCGACACCCGTACCAGTAATGCTGGAAACGAGTACCTGGCGTTGCAGTTGAACGTCACAGAGGGCGATCACGCCAACCGAAAGTTCTTTGTCAACATCAATCTTTGGCACCCAGATGCAGGGGTAGTGAAGATTGCTCAAAGGACGATGGGAAATCTTTTCAAGGCTGCTGGTTTTAGCACGATGGGCGAGACCGACCAGTTACTCGGTCAGCAAGTTCGAGCCCGGGTTATAGCCAAGCCTAGAAAAGATGATCCGGAAACCATTGACAACGTGGTCAGAGACTTTCGCTCGAATGGTACGCCGCGCCCACCTTCAAAAGGAACTTCTGCAAAGCAGGATGCTCCGTGGACACAAGCGGCTTGAGTTCACTGCTCGTAAGCGGTTGCCCGTGCGACAAGCATTGTTCACTTCGAAGCCGATGTGCCGTGGAAAAAGTGGCCTGCGCGGAATTCGCACACTGGGTGGTGGTGGGCGGCGAGCAATCGCCGTCCGCCCATCCCGATGCAACTTATGAAATCTATCGCGGAATTTTCAGTGGTCCTGACCGACTGATGCTCGCGACCTAAATAGGGGAATCACATGACGAAAGACGTTGTAGAGAACTTGGAAGTAACCGAGGCCAAGCCAACGAAAAAAGCCAAAACGCGATTTCGGAATTGGCAGGACGTCGGCCTCTACATGAGGGAAATGAAAAAGTACCCAGTTGTGAAAAAGATCAAGGCTGCATCCGGTGAGCCGAAGGACGATACGTTTGAATTGGTTCGGGCATTTAAGGAATTAAAGGATGCGCAAGCGTTCATTAGTTCGCCTGAAGGATTTAAGAAAAACGATCCGGAGGTTCAGAAGCGAATGTCCTATCTGATCTGGTATGTCGGGCCAGAAGTGCTCGAGAAGTTATGAGCCTCGCGATGGCGCTTCAAGCAACGTTAAAGGAGCCACAGATGGCTACCTATGGTTCATGGATCGAATTACGTAATGACATCGAGGACGAATTACACAGCATCGAACGTGCATTACGTAACGACATAGACCAAATCGGCACTTCTGCCGAAGCAATCTACACGAGCGCAGAACGATTGAAGGAATTGGTTCCAGAACTGAAACAGATCGCAAAGGCTTTGGAAGATCTGGAATGGAAACGAGCCGAGGAGTCATTGCCGAAATGATTGGACGACGCGGTGAAAAAAGGATGCTTCCGAGCCGAGCACGAATCTGGAAATGTGGTCGAGCAACAAATGGACCTTTCACATATGAGCGACTGGTCGAAATGCGAAACGCAAATCCAGATTTTACGACTGAGGAACTCGTTTTTGCACTGATGTGTGAAGCGCATCGGAAACAGTTTCCTCTACCCATTCAATAAACAAAGGAACGACAGATGTCAGACAAGACCGAAACAAACCCTGATCAAAAAGTGATAGCCCAACTGGCGGCACAAATCGCATCACTTAATCCTTGCAGCACCACTGCCGAAATCATGGAAATGGCCGCAGAGGAATTTAGGAACCGCAACGCGGCTGATTCCGTGGAGGTGACTGATGACTGATACCGCCGTAATCACTGATCCCACGATCGAGGCACTGCGCCAACAGATGGTTCGCGATTTTGAACCGTCGCAGAGAACCTATCTTGGTGGCAGCGTTATTGGTCGCGACTGTGAACGACAGTTGTGGCAGGACTTTAGATGGGTGCTCCAGGGCATCCCTGATGCTGACACGATCGCGAGGTTTAGCGATGGCCATTCCTCTGAGGAGGTCATCGGTAAGCGATTAAACGCGATTCCAGGGCTAACCCTATGGACCCACAACAAAGACGGCAAACAGTTCGGATACGAGGCTGTGGGCGGTCATGTTCGGATGCACATCGATGGCGTTATCAAAGGCTTGATTCAAGACCAAGACAACGTCTATCTGTGGGAAGCGAAGTGTGTAAACGAGCGAAAGTTTCGGTCGTTACAGAAGAAGAAGGAGGCGGGGGAGAGCAACGCGCTTGAGAATTGGGACGGTACATATTTTGCGCAAGCCCAGTTGTACATGGGCGTTACGAAACTGACCAGGCACTATTTGACAGTTGCAACGCCCGGTTCCCGAGATCTCATGAGCTGCCGGACCGACTTTCAGCCGAAGGTGTACGAGTGGCTGTTAAAAAAGGCTGAACGCGTTGTCTTCTCCCCTACTCCGCTCGCCAAGATCAGCAACAAGCCTGATTACTACCAGTGCCGATGGTGCACCTATTCCGACAATTGTCACGGCGAGAAGGTAGCGAGGGTTAACTGCCGAACCTGTGCCCATGTCACTCCGAAAGCGGATGGGACGTGGCACTGCGATTTCCACGACAACAAATTAACGATCAAGAAGCAGCGAGTGGGCTGTAGCAGCCATCTGCTGATTCCAGATCTCATCCCATTCGGTCAAGTCACTGGGATGAACAAAGAAGAGAACAAGATTGCCTACCAGACCGAGGCAGGAACCAAATTTTCAAACGCGGAAAAGAACGATTACAGCCGGTATGAATTCACCAGCAAGGATTTACAGCACCTCAATGCTGACTTGCTCGACCGCGAAACAGATTTCTTTGGCCTGATGTCCAAATTCGAGGGAGCACACATCGAATCCGTCAGGTTGAAGGAGAAGCCGGAAGTGGTTTTAGAAGAACCAATTCCATTTTAAATGTAGTTCTGCAACAGGCCCACTGGGCCAAGGAGATTACCCACACATGGGAATCCAAAGTGCTGTACCAACAGATGTAGATGCAACGATGTACCTAGTAACGCCAATCCATGCAGCAAGGCTGTTGGAGAAAAATAACTGCAATCGTCCGATTTCGGACAAGCAAGTTAAGAGGTATGCCAACACCATGCGAAATGGCGAATGGGAACTAACCAACGATGCTATTACCTTAAACGGTGACGGCTCGTTACAGAATGGACAACACAGATTGAAGGCTTGTCTGGAGTCCGGACGTTCGTTTCCATGCCTAGTGATGACGGGCGTTCCGAAAACGGCTTTCCAGGTTATGGATCAAGGAAAGAAACGTACCCTTTCCGACATCTTCAGTATTGAAGGTATCAAGAACCATAGTGCGGCGGCTGCTACCACTAGATTTTTAGTGGCGCATCAGCACACCGGAAATCCGGATACAAAAGTCTTAGCCGACTTAGGGCTGTCACCTAAGAAGTTTGTCAATTACTACCGCCAGGAGCCAACCCTTATTCAGATGGGCCTCTGCAAGGCGGCGAGTCTTAGACACAAGTGGAGAGGAGTTACGAAGTCTGCTGCGGCGGGTGCGTTCGTTATTTGCGCCAGGGTCGATTATGACGCCGCTGTCGATTTCTACGCTTCGATCTTGGACGGCGTTGGATTAGCCAAGGGTGATCCGTGTCTGGCCATTCGCGACAAATTAACGCGAATTGGGGCGGATGACAGGCACGAGATGGGTACGGTGGAACAGGCAGCATTGATCATAAAAGCATTCAAGCACTTTATTGAGTGCCGAACGATCAGTCCTGCGTACCTGAAGTGGAGACGCTTCGGGAAAACTGCCGAGAAATTTCCCACCATCTAAGTAGTCGTTGTTAAGCAATCCAATGAGGTGATCTCATGGATAACTACAAAACTGGAGCGTGGGGATCGACTGTACGTAATCCCTACGCTCCCTATTCGGAGAATTGAAAATGAGTAATACGAGAGGAGCAGATATGCAGGAGAGAAAGGCTTTAGTCGAACAGTACGATTTGCAAAGCCTTCCATACGTTGCGGAAGGTGCTTTTCATCTGGGGAACATCATCTTGAAATATCTCAGAGAGCCACCCACTGAGGACGAGTCCTTGGAGATGGGTGTTGGTTGTGAGATCAGTAAAGACGATTGCGAACTCCCAGTCAAATGGGGCGATGAAGAATTCGTAATCAACATTGTCCAAACCAAAATGGCAGAGAAATGTCCAGTGGTTTCAATTTCAGATAGGAGAACCTGAGATGACTGATACAAACGTTATAGATTTTGCGAAGTACAAAAGAGATCCACTAGTGGATCAGCCGGTAAGGATTACTGATCATCTGTCTGATGATGTTCCCGAAAGTTTCCAATTGGTGGACACCATCGGAACTTATCTGTTCGATGAAAAAGACCTTCTGGTGAGTAAGGATGGGCCGACATTGTTTATTAAGTCTGGCGACAACGAATACGCATTAACCATTCGTTCGTTGGATAGCCACATGGAGAATTTTTCACTGTGGGTTGATCACGTTGCTGGAAAGTGGGGGTCTGCTGTAGCGAGGGCGAAAAAGGACGAGCCTGTTGACTGTACCGCCGAAGAGACTCTGATCCTCAACTCAATATTTGATGATTCTGACGAATCCGAGGGAGGGTGATATATGGCATTGATTGAAAAATATGGTCTGTATTTAACCAATGATAGGCAGTGGCACATCTTGGCTCATGATGTGTGGAGGCTGGAGCAGCGATTCAAGGCTCGTTTCAAACGCGGGGTATGGTTATCGATCGCTCCTAGAACTTTCTGTATTTGTGCGGCCATCTGTTGGGCTGGTATTCGAGGGCTCGAGGTACCTTAATGAAATCCAATTCCGAAACGGAATACCTGACGATGCGCGAGGCGGCCAAATTCTGTGGGGTGTCCTATGAGCATTTCTGTCGCAATAGGGCATCTCACGGGATTGCTGGAATTTACTTCATGGGCAAACGGCTATTCCGCAAGACTGATCTGGTACGCGCCATCGAGAAAATGGCACCGGATCACTAAGAATTGGCGTATTTATTAGGTGGAACATTGTTCTTGTAGTAACTGGAACATTGTTCCATACTCTCCCAAATGAGCACTACCCTATTTCGGCGTTTATTGACGTTCCTTTCCGGAGGAGCCGTAATAGAACAATGTACAAGTGCTTATTCGAGAGAGTTTGATATGGGAAAGGAGAACAAGCGTCTTCTTCGGTTGATCAAGAAACATAATTTGACCAGCAAAGAAATTGCCGATTTGTGTCGAGTTACGACCGGAACCGTTGGGAAGTGGCGACAGGCTGAAGGTACGGTTGCACACCGTAATATGCCGCCGGGCTACCTCGAACTCCTTGAAATCAAATTAGGAGAAAAGTAATGGCACATCTTGAAATACATCCGTTAAATGGCGCGTACGTCATTGTGTGGCGCGTCAATGGAAAAAGGAAAAAGGAATATCTCCCAACAGGAACCACGAGAGCACAGGCCAACGTAATCAAAGCAGCAAAAACCAAGTGGGAAAAGGAGCGAAAAATCGGACTTCATCTGGATGACGATCCACGGACATCCAAAAAGAAAGTCATCACGTTCGCCGAATTCGCCCCGATGTATCTTGAATGGCGCGAGAATGAAATGCCTGACAGTTACGAAACCGTCAGCGGGCACATCAACGCCGCGATTGATACCTTCGGTCATCTGCGGATTGCAGACGATGACCGGACCATTGATCAATGGAACGCCGCTTTTAACAAATGGTTTGTAAAACGTTCGCGTGAGGTCAAGCCTGCCACAGTTTGGGGCGAATGGAAGGACGTAAAAGCAGCCCTATATCGCGCTGCCCGTACTGGTGGCGTCAAAAAAGGCATGCGCTGGAATCTCTGTAACACTTCGCCAACGGCAAATTTGGTAATCGCTGGAGATGGTAGTTCTGATTCCGACGAGAAGATTGCGTTCACTCCCGAACAACTGGAAGCGATTTACAAGGCTGATCCAGACATGGCACCCTACTGGCGATTTCTCGCAAATACAGGTCTGCGGCTGAGCGAGTTTTGTGTGCTTCCGGTAGCCAATGTCGATACCGCAGATAAAGATCCCAAGGCTCGCGTCAGGGTCGTCCACGATCCCGATGCTGGGCTCAAAGTGAAGGGGCAACGTCGTAGGGCCAAAAGCCGCTCAATCCCGCTTAACGCGGAAGCACGAGCCGCTAGGGACGAGATCTTGGCTAACCATGATGGTGGTAGCCGGTTCTTCGGAAAATGGGGTAAAAATTATTGGAATAACCAACTCAAGAAGGCTCGTAAGGCCGCTGGAATGGACCGTGGGACGCTCCATTCGCTACGACATACCTTCATCAGCCGAGCCGCCAATAACGGCACTGCGCTCCATCTAGTGAGCAAGTGGGCGGGTCACAGCGATCTAGCAACCACGCAGAAGTACCTCCACACGAACGAGAGTTACGAGTACCTTGAGATGGATAAGATGCTGGCGAATGAAAAAGCCAACGAGAAAAAGATCGTCGCTTTGGACGAGTACCGAAAGGCCGGTTGATCAATCCGAATTCGGTTTAATGACCAGAACCCC